GATGGTAATTTAGGTGTTAATCAGAATCTTGTTGTAGGTGGGAGTGTACACGTCGATGGTGAATTAAGTGTCCAGCATATTACTACTCCTGTTGAGATTCAAGAGACAGAGCCTGTTATAGTAAGAGGTAAAATATTATCTGGATATAAGATAGGTACTGCTGAACATGAATCAAGTCCAGTAACATCAGTCGATTGTGATATGGTTATTAAATTATATCCTCACACACATCCATTCAAGAATGTACCTCTTAAGTTAATGGCTTCAAAAGATGATGTAAGAAAGGTAGGAGCTAAGACAACAGACAATCAAGGACCGACCGCTGCTATACCTGTAGTACATGAAAAGAAAACCGGTGAGACAGGTCCCACCGGTTAACTAAAATTAATGTATTAAAGTTTAAGCAACCTTAACATCAATTACTTTAGCCTCTTTCCGTGCTTTCCGAGGAATATCGATACTCAAGACACCATCGATAATAGCAGCATTGAGTTCCGCACTGTTCATTTCATTGCTTGGATGAAATGAGCGAGTATATGTTTCCTCTTTAGTTCCAGTCTTTGCAGTAATGGAACGCTTAGCTTCGACATATACTTGATTAGATTCCTCAGAGTAAGTAACTTTGAGGTTCTCTTTTTTGACACCTGGTAGATCGATTTCAATGTGCGCACCAGTTTCACTCTCATTAAACCTAATGTTATCATTAGTAAAAGAGGAAGGAGGAGCAATGAACTCGTTACCGAATGCTGTGTTGAATAAGTCAACGACTGGACTGACCGACCCCGCCCGAGGGTTTGTTGTTAAGTAATTAAATAAGTTAGACATAACGTAAGTATTTATTATACGCTATATAATTTTAAAGGCAATTGTTAAATAGGTCGCTCGACCTTTGATCCAGTCTTAACGTTCTGGATAATCATTTTCTTATACGTTCCTATAGAAACAGTAAAGTTTACAGTATCTCCAGACATAACTGGAGAGCCTTCTAGCTTTCCTGGATATCTATAGTTCTTGACAATATTACCCTTTAACGTTTCTCGTATTTCAAGTTTAACTGAACTACCTTGTTGAGTGGCTATTGCGTAAAATGTCTCGTTCTTGTTCATTTTAATTATTTAATAATAGTTGTATTAATGTGATTGATATATTAAATATTTTATATGGCAGAAGTAAAGAAAGCTAGGCTATTTTTGCGCCGCGGTACCGATACTGATAGAAAACTTACTACTTTATGTGAAGGTGAGTTAGGTTATTCTACAGATGCGTTTAGGGTTGTTATAGGTGATGGTAGTACTGCCGGTGGTCGCTCAGTCGGAGCAACTACATTTGTTAGTGGTGGTACACTAGCACCAAACTTTCACACTAACTTAACTACAGCCTCAGCCAATGGTATTGCTTTGTCAGGAGACTTTGCGGTTTTTGCAGCAGAGTCTTATGTTAACGGAAACGGCGATGACGTCAACCCAACAACAACCACCGGTACAAGTGCTACTACAGTTATGTTATTAACTGGTTCAGATGCTAGTGTAGCGAATAGTTGGGTTGCAGTTAATTCTGGTATACCATGGGGTAATATTGATACTCCTGTCGACGCCATTTCTGGTGATCAAATACATGGAGGTGATATTTCAGGAAATGTAACATTTAGTGGGCAATTATCCACGACAGCTTCTACTGTGATTTCAGCTGCAGGTGATGTCCATGTAGCTGAGTTAGTAGGAACAGGAGTAAGAAGTGTAGTTGCAACAGCAACCGGTCAGCTAAGTACTGTCGCTCCGGATGCTACTACAGAGATTGCATCTAATGCAACTGGCATGCCAGTTGCAATGTGTACATTTGGACAAGACCCATCGACGTTGAAATATTCTCTTAACGTTACTAGTGTAGCAGTTAGTGGATCAAATGTTCCTGCTACTATTGTTGATCTTAATAGTCATATTGATATTGCTGGTGCAAGTGAGTATCCAATAGGATCAGATGTTGTGTATACACAAAATTCTCAAGGTGGAACTGGTAGCAGTAAGCTCGGAGGAATATATGAAATTACATTTACAACTGGGCTAGGTGCTGGTTATACTGATCGCACAGTAGTTGTTTCTGCACTAAACTATAGAGGAGACAATCCTGATACTAGTAAGAGACAAGATGATGCAGTACCTGTAATTGACTATACGTTTTTAAGCGCTACGAAATTATTAATTGTATTTTCCGCAGCTGAGTTTAACGATAGTGATCGAAAGAATCAAGGTGGGTTGAGAAACTTATATCCTTCATCTGGCGTAGAGTCTACTCTTACGAGATTTACAGTGCAAGTATATTAAGACTCCCAGGGAAATACAATCCACTCGTCATTGTCAAATTCCCTTACTGTGTAATCTGGTTTAAAGATTGATCTAGGTTTATTATATAATGTAGCAAATATCCAATTCTTTTCCGGTTGATTGTGGTTAATAATATTGTTATAGTGTATAATCTTTTTTAACGTTAGTCCTGTATCTACTAGATCATCTAATATTAGTACTCTATCTTCTTCTTGAAGCGATCTCCAGTCCGGGAAGCTAATTGTCTTTACTACATCCATTTGAGAGTGAGCACCTTCTCTGGGTTTATCCTCTTGATAAGATTTTAAATTACAAGATAATAGTTTATTGACTTTAAGTTCTTTAGCTATTAGCGTTGCAGGAATCATCCCACCATTAGCTACACCAATAATACAAGAGAAATTAAATTCAGATAGCTTATTGGCTAGTATCTTTGTATCTTGCTGTATGTTCTCCCATGTTATATATGTTTTAGACATCAGTATCAGAGAGATCAACTACAATCTCTTCTCCGATGTATTTTACGAGGTCTTTTATTTTATCAACTGTCTCCACTTTTTCGGTAGGGCTCATTTTTTTTGTTTCTTTATATAACGATAAAATAAAGTCGTGAGTAATCTTGTGTTTGTTTGTAGTGGATATTCTCCTTGCCATCGTAATTATTTACTTTTTATCTTGCAACTTCAATCTGTTAAATTAAGATAATTTTGTTAAATAATTAATAATGGCTAATTCAGTATACAGTGAAGTAACGTCAGTGTCGACGCAGGGTTTCGAGCAGGATCGGATATTAGATAAACTAAAGACAGCATCGAGTGATTTACCATATACAGTGAACGATATTACTATTAGCCATAATGACTTTGCTGTATCAGATGTGTACAATAATAGTATCCGGAAGTTATATAAGAATTATTTATTCCTTATAGCCAACGCAGAGCTCCTTACAAAGACACCACCAACGTCAGCCGCTCCGAACTATTTGTCTATTGCGGATTCAGGAGTTGGTACACCAGTAGCTATAGGCTCTAATCCAGCTGGAGGAACCGGTACTAATCATTTATCAGCTCTTGAAGAAACACATATTGCATTAAAGACTGACTCGTCGGATAAGTTTTTATATTTTAATTACAGTCCAGATTCATCGGTTATATCTGAAACTGATGTTAATATTACTTCAATGACAACTCTTATATCTGGTAATGAGGTAGAGTTTAATAAGACGTTCAAATTTAAGAATGTTGTAAGTGTTGATATTGTAGATAATTTATTGTTTGTTTTAGACAAAGGATCTAATACGGCTTTTAAGTTTGACATTACTGGGTTGATAACTGATGATGTTGCCTTGAGAAGAACTGGTATTAGTGACACGACTCATCCTGGTCGATACCTTTTAAAAACAATTGGTGGAGAAGGTATATCTCAAACTAAAAATAAATTAATTAAACCTAGTAGTTTATCTGTTTACAAGAACAGAGTTTATATTTTAGATAATGGTCATAATAGCATTAAGGTATTTGATCTTAATTTTAATTTTATTAAAGAGGTTTCTGCACCAAATTTATTTAATAATCCTAGTACTGGTGAATTAGTTTCAATTGTAGTAGATCAATACTCAGATACTAATGAATTGGTTGTTGGTTATGTCTTATCTTCTAAAGGAAAGATTCTAGAATATGATGTAGATAGTAATACATTATCACAACCTCGTGCTCTATTTAAGTTCTACGATACTAGACTGTATACATTATCTGGTTTAGATGAGAATGATAGCTTTAAGAAAATAGTTAATAGTAAGGCTGTTAAAAATATTTTATATATTTGTAATAATGGTAAAATATATAAGTATTATAAATCTAATTTAAATCAATACATTGGAGTTTTAAATTTAGCAAAATCAGAGTTTTCTACAAACATTAGAATTAGTGGTAAGGAAGATGAGCAACAAATATTATCATTTGATACTGTCCTATATAATAATAAGGATTATATAGCTGTTACTACGAGAGTTAATTCTCCTCAGAGCTCTAATCAAAAGGTATCAACATATGTATATGAAGACGAGCATGTTACAACTAAGCTTTACAATGAAAATTTATATACTAATTATTTTACTTTATCTGATATTTTAGTTCTTCCTCAAGAAATTGTTAATAATATAACATTTAATAAGACGACAAAAAAGTTAATTTATAATCATTATTCTTTATTTGAAAACTTAAATAAAAAGGTTTATAGTTTTTATGATACTAATAGTGGTACTGCTGCTGTACCTACGTTGTGTACAGTAAACTATCATGAGTTTACAAAACCCACTACCCTTGATGATAGTAGTAATTTATATATAGGTGTTAATGAGCCGCTTTTGACTGATGTTATTAATAGACCATTAAAACTATTATATTCTCAACAAGAAAGCTTGTTTGATTTAATTAAGGAAGAGCCACTTAACAATAACCCTCCGGATGAAATTTCGATCCGATTACCGGCTAATACTGAGAGCTTTCCTAACGTGTTGTCAGTAAAGGTTGGCAATGCTTCTACAGCTTCTGTTCAATCTGGTGATGATGTTACGTTTACTGTTACTAGAACAAACGTCTTATCTGGTAGACCAACTTGTAGTTTTAAATATTATACTACATTAGATACTAATACTTCTATACTTTCATCTGATATATCATATATTGGATCTGATGAGAAGAGTATAGGAGTCTTTGAAAGAGATGAAAACACTAAAACAATTTCTATAGATACTGTAAAGTTCTTTTCCGGTGGTGTTAAAAAGTTTAGTTTTATAGTAGAAGAAAATTCAAATTGTGTTATAGATCCTAGTTACACTACCGTAGTGGTAACTGTAGAGCCTATAGGTGATATCTATACTGTTAGTATGTCTGCTACAAGTCTTTCTATTAATGAAGGATCAACTGGTAGGGTAGCCGTAAAGCGGTATGTTACAGGTGACGTTGAAGCCGACCCTGATCAAGATATTGAGACGTCAGTAAATATATCAATTACAAATCCGATACCTGGTACATATATACCGACAGTCTCAAGTGGTAATAGTAAGGCTGTTGTCAATAGTAAAAAGGAAGATTTCCCTGTTACTAGTGTCAGTCAACAAACCTCCGCTAAGCAGGTAGGTAGTACAAGTACAATATTCTTTACAGATTTAATTACATCTGTAGTATTCGATATTAGTGCTGTTCAGGACTTATCAGATTCACCTTCAGTATTCTTAGACGTAGAGATTTCAAATCCATCTGACGGTTCTGTAATAGATGTTTCTAAAGAAACAGTGTCGATTGGTCCAGAATTCAAAACTACTAATTTGTTTCTTTCTTCAATCTCTGCTACTTATCGTGCTGATGGTACACATAATGAGTTATTAAGTTGTGTTAACATATGGGAAGCATTATCAGCTAGTACAGCTGATACAAATACTACTGCATTTTCGACGTTCTCGGCGACAAATCCATATAACATAAACTTTACTGTTAATAGTCCGTTATCGGTATTTTCAGTATCTACAGTATCTGCCGCAGTTCAGTTTACATCAGATCATGATTTAGTGTATAGTACAAATCAACTTAATATTATTGTAGATGATACTGCCGCTATAGTAGGAAAAGGAGGCGCCGGTGGTCATGGTTATATGTGGGCATCTGGATCAGATTTTACTGACACTGGAGATATAAGTGCATTTGATAATAATGGATACACCGGAGGGCCTGCTATTGGTAGTAGTGATATGGG